TTGAAAAATCTTGATCTGTCGGCATCTCAAATAGATACCTAGTAAGTATACGATAAGGGTCTTGATATAAGTCTGATTTTTCTTCCAAAGTACCAGGCAAAAACCCAATATCTCTGGAAGGTAAAAGAGATCGAACCAACACCAATCTAGAATAAGGAGTTTCTTTATCTAAAACACTCTTTAATGCTAGATATAGTAAGATAAAAGTTTTGCCGGTACCTGCACATCCAGACAAAAATAAATTTTTATCCTCTACCCACGACTCAAAAACTTTCTTTTGAGTATCGCCTATGGGGTTTATTGTAACTAATTGGTGTGGTTTAACGAGCATCTTCCTATGTTTACTCAATGAGAGTCCTCCTATTGATGTGTTATAAAACTATTTATTTACACATCAATATCAGAGAACGGATTATTTTTTTTAATTCGGCGTAATACATCTTTCCAACCATCTGAAGTACCATGGCCGCCTCCCGCTCCGGAATGATCTCGTCCTGAAACAATTCTAGAATGACCGGGCTCATATATTTGAACCCAACCTTCAAGTTTCAAAACTTCATAATCAGCTATAGAGATAATATGTTCCTCTACCTCATTTGTTTCTGGATTAATTAACCTATACGTTGGCATTTAATACCTCTCCATTATTTCAAAAAAGTATGCTGCCCAATTATCGCTGTGACTTTCATGTCAACAGCCCAGTCCGGTTGTACTTTGTCATGGGCATAATAAAACAAAGCTCCGTTCGTAATATCTTTATTTGAATTGGCTATAAGGTGTATCCATGCAGCCTTAATAAAAGCATCTCTTGTAATATTATTATCCAAATTCGGATCATCTGACCTACCATCATTAGTCCAACTAAACTGATCAGATTGCCATATAACTGCACAAATATTATTAGGATAATCAATACTATTTACTCTATTTCTTACTACATGAGCAACAGCAACTTGACCCAAATCTGGCTCACCTCTACTCTCATGGTAAATATTCTGAGCACCACAATATATTTCACGTTGTGAGTGTTGATCTTCTATGGGCAATCCCATAAACATCATTGTTGCAACAACAATATTAAGAGCATTTTCTAAAAGTACTATCATAATACTTCATCTCTTGGAGCATCTCTTTCCTGTGGTGAAAAATCACTCTGTTGAGAATATCTACCTTTATCTTGAGGATCAAATGTTTCTACTCCAATGTGTTCTATGCCTAAATGATGTACAAAGATAATCAATTGTCGCTCTTCTAACTCCATAGAGTATAATTGTCTGGCTGTAATATGAGCCCAACTCTTGAGGGAAGTTAAGTAACCTTCATCATCTAAGCCATCATCAACAAACCAAGCTCTCTTTGGTCTTTTCTCAGCCATGTTCTCGGCAATTAGACGTACTTGCCAATCAGCCCAGCGACCCTCAGACATTACTCATAACTCACTCTGCACAATATAATTACTGCCGTGTGTTTTATGCAATTTGTATAGAATTTTTAAATTCTTCTGGTGTGTCTTATATTTAGCACGTTTTTTGGGTGTATCTTTACCCAGCGCCTTTTTAAAATTCTTAGCATTCTTTACAAGCAATTCAATAACAGTCTTATTCATAATACCACTCCGCAAATTCTCCATAAAGTCTATCTTCTAAACGATAAGCCTCGTTCTCCCAAGGCTGATCGTTATACTTCAATTTCTCACCAAAAGTTTTTGATTTCCATTGTACTCTACAATCTGCATAATCACACAGCTCGCCCCTAACAAATTGTTTGAGATGCACCATCTCATGGGCAAACCAAGTAAGAATTTGATCAAACGGATGCCTCATAGAAGTATCTAATTCAATCATAAACTCTCTAGGCCTGCTTAAACTATCATCTGTAATATGACAATACCCATAAGCATCTTCTTTTTTCTTTAAGTCTTTTGTAAGTTTAACCTCTAAAAGGATATACTTAGCCATACGGCCTCCCAATAACTTACGACTATAGAACCAAGCACTCTCCTCTAAAGCTTCTACTAAAGCCATATTATGACTTCGATACCCATCAATCGACAAATTCATCTTCGTCTATCTCCTTGAAAATGTATTTGATGATATTATTAGTACCTTCGATCATTTTGCGGCACTCATTGAGCTCATCAGAACCATGTTCAGATATCACTGTTTTCTCGTCAGAAGTCGTAATCGTATAACCCACTATAGTTGGCATAATAACTGTTATACCTTCAGACATCTTCATCCTCCTCTATCTCAACAGATAATTCTGTCAACTGATCCGTCATAGTATCTGTCAATCTAGCGAACTCGATTTCCATCTTTCTAGCCATCGCCGCATAAATCATACGATCACATTCTAAATCACTTGAAACAGAAATTGTCCGATCTACTTTAGCAGTATTTTGACCTCGTTTACCACTCCTTGCCGAATACTCTGCTGCTGTAAATTTCAAGCCATCTTCACGATTCGCTTTACAGTAGGTGTGTATCTCTTGTTCTACCTTCTTACATATGCTTTCATCTGCCAGAGTACCATCTTCATTTACAAAAGTAAAAAATAATACCTTTACATCTTCCATCTGCAGCCCATTAGCAAACATATAACGTGATAGACCATAGTCTGAGGCATCACTGTGTCTGGGTGCATTAATACGATCCAGCAAATTGCCAGATGTACCAATATATAAAGCTACTAGACATAACTCCATGTAATGTTCGATCAAATCTTCTACAGATCGACCTTCTACTTCTGATGCTAGAAACCAAGTATAATAGCCAGCAAAGCTTTGCTTTTTATCATCTCGACCTTGACCCATTATCTCCTCATAGAGTTGGCCAGTCTTTACAGATTCTATTCCACTGATCTCACTTCGCAACTTTAAGACTGAAGCCTTAATAGTTACACCAAACTTATTTAAAATTGATTCCATACTAGAATACCCTACACTGTCCTTACCATTGGCAGAATGCCCTTTGGGTAGGTCTGCCTTCATTTTACCGCTCTGTTGATTTAGTGCCATTTGACACTCCTTTAAAGAAAGTTATTCCGTATGGAAGAGCTTAACACTTTACAGGGGAGATGTCAAGTTTTAAACCATTGATTTTAAACGACTTTTTTAGCCGTTCGTAAACCTTTGATCTATATAGAGAAAAATCATGTCTAAAAAGTGTCAATTTCATGTCTCTTTTCGACATGATTAGCTATCTCTAATATTGACTATAATAAGGTCCAGCTTATCATATAAAAGGGTGTTTGTCAAGCCCTATTCCGGCCTTTATTCCGGAATAAAATCTTCGGACCATCCAAAAGCCTCACAAACAGTGCTGCTATTCAGCCCCCTATATTTCTTATTAAGTTTTTTATCTTTAGCAATAATGACCAATTCTGCCTCATCCTGATGGAGGCCTTCAAGTAACTGAATAAACATTTTTTCACGGTTAATCCTATTCAAGTCCTTATTCCCCACAACCGGAGGCAACTTCAAATCTTCTCTATTTAAACTAACATAATTGTGCAGCTTATAAACCTGTTGAGCTAGCCTCATCTGTTCACCTTCACCTTCTGGAGCTTCGTTCTTTATATAAGGAACGTCACCTTTTGGAAGAAGCCACTCAACACGGGGATCCAGAGCACTCTTTAAAAACATCTCTAAAGCTTCACTTCGATGTTTCTTCAATACTGCTATCTTTTTTTGTTTATCCTTAGCATTATTTACTCTTAGGAAAATCTCACTAAACATGGGGGTATATGTTTCATAAACCATAATTAAAACTCCTGTATATCATTCATCAAACTTTTCAGTTTGTTTTGTGTAAAATAGGTTAACAAATTAGATCGGTCGGCCACCTCTACTGTATCAAATTCTTCCAATATCCTAACTTGTATATCTTGAGGAATTTTTGATAAGTCAATCAATGTTTCATTTCTTTGCCAATTACGAATCCAAGTATCTCTTGGACATTTAGCAAGGGTATGTAACGTTTGAGGTTCAAACAACGCCATTTGTTCCACTAACTCTGCAATGGTTGTTTTGCGGATAGATTTTTGTCTCTTATCAGAAACAAATGTATCATCCGCTGAGAGTACATTAGGGACACCATCACTACGATCACCTTTAATAATATGTTCTCTCAAATACTGTACTGGATCTATATTAGTAATAAACTTTTTTGTTAAAGGACTATATTGATCAATGATATTATTATGCAACTGTATAAAATCTTTATCTGACGAAATAATTATAGTATTATCTAGACCCACTTGTCGTGAGATAACAGCGATAATATCATCTGCTTCAGCTCCAAAAACTTCTAAAACTTTATAAGGGAAATGTTCTTTAAGTTCATCTTTAATGTTATTCAAACATCCAAAAATATTATCCCAATCTAATCCTGAAGATGCTCGATCTTTCTTACGATTAGCTTTATAATTGGGAAAATACTCTCTACGCCAATAGTGTCTATTATCGCAACATAATACTAATTCACCGTAAGCTTGATAAAACCTTTTACGGTAATATTTCATATTATTTAAAATAATATGTCGAACTAAGTCATCGCTAACTTCTTTTTTGTTGTAGTTCATTTGTACCATCAAACTACCAATTGCTAATTGTGTAAAATCAATTAATATCATTCTCAAACCAAACCCAATGTTTTTCTATCGGAAACTGCTCACTTCCTTCATGTTTTCTAGTGTAATGCCATCCTCGTTCTTTAGCATATGATCTCATCATACCTTCAAGACAAAATTTTGATTCTGCTTGAGACATCTCTACATTATTATCTAACCAATACTTTTCTTGACCAGGAAATTCAATTTGCAATTGGTACATCAGATGTTTTCATATATCCTTCTTCATCATAAGCATAAGCAAGAGTTCGCCATTTTGTCTTATGTTGTTGATCTTTGCCATAAAATAAATCTAACCATACACTAGTATCAAAGTATCTTACAATATTCGCCAAGAAAGTTTCTCTGTTATGTACTTCTTTAATCAATAAGTTTTGATCTTTGCCCTTATCCATTCGGCGAATCTTATACTTCAATTCTTTAACACGTTCTTTATTATGTTTTTCCCATTCCTTTACATTTTTAACACTTAAAGTATTATCGTCAGGTAGGGCTTTAACATCCTCATGTATGTTTTTATATTTAGGTGGCTTCTTGGCCGCACGGACCTTAGCCATCTTATCTTCAGGCAGACTCTCCATCTTGAAGTTCTCCAGCATAATTAGTTATTTTTTTATTCACTAAAAACTCCAACAAATCATAATAACCACCAACTCTCTCACCGTCAATGACAACTTGAGGCAATTTTCTAACCTTCTCACCAATCACGACAGATATTTCATCTATATTCTCTGATCTAAATGTTTTAAATGTAAAAGGTAAATCACACCTTTTTAATATATCTAAAACTTTGAGAGTAGATTCCATATATTCATTATCATGTAAATACACTACAATGTCCATTATCTATGTCTATGCAAAAGTTTTGGCTTACTATCCTCCTGACGTTTCCTTTCTCTTACTACAGCAACCTTTTTTGCTAGTTTTCTAGCAACACTGGGTTTTTCATAATGTTCTCTTTTCTTGAATTCAAGAATAGCGTTACTTTTCTCACAGGTTCTTTTAAATCTCCTCATCATAGATTCAAAAGACTCTCCGCTATGTTTCTTCTTCACTTTGCTCACCCCTATTTATACTCCATAAATCATCATATAAGCTTAACACAGTTAGATACTATTGTCAACCACCCTCTTTAGGAAAAATCTCATTTGGAGGCATATTATAAAACAACCAATCTACATTGTCAGTAACTTTTCCTATTTTAGAGTCCTTAGGACGAAATTTACCAAAAACCACAACACCTTGTCTAGCTTCTCCATCAGCTTTATCCAATTGCTCTTTCAATTCTTTACTATACGGAAAAATATGTAGCCTAGGTTCCTTTTCTTGTAACTCTGTCAGTAATACATAAATCCTATCATTTTTTTTATCTGAAATATGATAATGATATACTACCGCTTCTGATGGTTTAAAAGTTGTACCAAATCCCAAAATAGCTGTATAAGTAAACCATGTTTATATTGCAATCACCAACATTGTAGGAATCAATATAGATTTAAACAAATAATTTTTAGGGATAGTTATTACAGCCCATAAACAGAGTATTGTAATAATAAGAAGAGCAGCATAGATTAAATATTCCATATTACCATCCTTCACCCCATTGAGTAAATGTTCGCCTTGGTGAATCTAAAGGTAGTGCTTGAGTATCAAGTGTTGTTGTAACACTACTACTACCTATTAATTTTTCTGCTAACAAAGGCTTTTCTACTGATATTACTTTACCTTCTTCATCTAATGTAAATTTGAAAGCAGTAAACTCTTGGCCCCTTTTCTTACTAACAAAGTTATTAGTAGTTATTGGTTTATAAGGATTTAATTTAATTAACTCTACTTGAATATTGTTAAGTTCATTCATTTTACCATATCTATCAGGTTTTCTATTATACACATGGACATTAACCAAATATTCACCAGGTCTAAACCCTCTTAAAGAAGCTACTTCTTTGTTTATAAAAATCCAACCCTGAGTACCATCTTCATTACGAAAAGTATCATTAGACAAACCCAAATCATCACGATCCAAATGCATCAATCCTGCTTCACGATTTCTAAAAGATAATAAATTTCCATCTGGATCTCTTATCCATAAATCTATATCATCTCCTGAATCATCATCCCAAGAAAGAAAAACAAGAAAATCTGACTTGACTTCTACATCATTTTGCTTTGTAATTGGATTGATTAAAACAAAAGCTAATATGAATAAAAAAGCTAAACCGACCACCATATTAAAAAGTAAATCGGTAAAGCCTATAGAAGATACATATCTAGTTCTGTTCGACATCAGCTTCTTCAAGTTGTCGTTCAGTCATCACTAACTGTATTTTTATAGCTAATGAACTAACTAAACCAATAAGTGTGGTGTAAAGAGCTGTAGACATACCCAAAGACATTCTGATTAATGCATCCTGAACTGATTTAACATTAGCTACATCTAAACCTATAAATGCAGTACTTAACATTAGAATAAACCCAGTCACAGTACCAATCAAGCCTAATACTAAACAAGCCTCAGCTACAAACCAAACTGGAGCAAAAGATTCTATAGATTGTTCTTTAGATAATTTTCTCTTTTTAAGAGAATATATTTTCTTTCCAGTCCAAAGTGTAGTAGCTACTAAAATGCCTAGGATACAAAACCCTAAACGTGTTTGATCTTGATCGTAAAGATGATGAAAAAAATCAAAATAATAAGCTACTATCCCTAAAGAAAGTTGGGCACATAATAGAAGCCACCAGCGCAACAATATACTATTAGTTTTCTCCACCTATTCACTTTTACCCGCTACTCTCAATCTAAAGTCTTTTTTCTTTGCGGCTGATGTTACACGATCTATAGATTCAATATCTTCAGGACGCCGTAGATTTTTTCTTAACGATTGTTTCACTTGACCAGCGCTTTTACCGGGAACATAAAACGCAGGTAAATTTTTAATTTTAACTTTAAATTGCATTTCTTCTTTCTGATGCTGTTTCTGTTTTGCCTGTTGGGCTTGATATCGTTTCTCACGTTCATCATGAGTTTTAATAAGTTTAGCACTTACTTCTCTATCTATACGTTTTGACTTGGCCCACTCACTTTCTTCTTTCTGTGAAGCTTTACGAGCTCGCATTTTGGCTACAATTTCTAGAGCTTTCTTGGCAGCCTCTCTTGAATCATACTGTTTCACTGCCTTAACATGATGTTTCATTGATGTAGACTTTCGATCTTTCTCTGGATCAGGATGCCACGTATCAAGTGATTCTTTACGAGCATCTGCCATCTGTTGTTCTAATGACTTATTAACATCAGACGCCTTAGCCTTCTTAGCCTTGGCTATCGTTCCACTACCTGGAGCCGCTACTGCACCCTTCTTTGCTTTAATATCATATGCATCACTAGGATCTGATTGAATTTTCTTTTTACTTTTAGAAATATCAAGGCCGCCCACTGGAGGACCAGGCCAACTTGTAAGGCCTGCTTCACCAATTTCAACTCCTTCTTTCTTTGCATTCAATTTTGCCAGCAAAGCTTTGCTAGCACTAACCTTTTCTGTATCTGATGCTGATGAAGATTTTTTACCTTTACCAGCAGTGGCCATATCCTTATAACGTTTCGCTATACGTTTAGTATGAATCTTATATTTGCCACCCCGTGGACGACCTGGAGGTCCATCTCCTCCTATACCTTTAGGACTAGGATGTGCCGGTCTTCCATCATCCGGAGCATACCCACCATGGCCATCAGTAGCAGCTTGTTGTTTGTCTAGATGACGAGCAAGTTTATGCAAATTAGACTTTGCCAAATTCTTAGCACCCTGAGCTCGTCTTTTAGCTCTTATTTTTGCTAGGTCTAGAGGAGCTTCATCAATTTCAACTTCTAAATCCTCTTTTTTATAAAGAGCCTTAGCAGCTTTATTACCTTTACCTTTAGGCGCTAGTGACATATCTTCATGATACTTCTGCCAGTTGTCTTCCTTATCACCAGCAGCTTTAGCCTTTCGTTTGGCGTCTTGCATCTTGGCATAAGAATCAGTAGAATCTGAACCAGGACTCGGTGACCTGTGTCCCACTGGCAACTCCTCATCAACCTCTGTTTTTGTCCAATCTTCGTGAGTACTATCCGGATGGATTTTGTCACAATCATGTTTTTCTTGTAAATAATCAGAAACTTCTAGCAAAGATTCTAACATTGTTTTTCTATATCTAGACATTTGGAGCCCTCTTTATTCTACTATTTATCAATATACAGATTTTACCGAATCACAAATACCTAATTTTTTAGCTTCTTTTGCAGACAACCATCTATCTTCAGGCGGTAACAAGTGTTCTCGTATTTGTTCTTCATCTAAGCCTGTACATTTTTTATAATGTTCTATCATACGTTGGGTAGATAACTCAAACTCTTTTACTTGTGCAAACAACTCATGTTCTTTACCATATGATCCCCAAGTAAATTGATGTGATAAAATAGAAGTGTTAGGAGTTAAAACTCTATGGCCGTGCTCACCGTTTATAAAAAGTAATAATCCACAAGAAGCAATCAACCCAAGTCCTATTGTATGAATAGGAATCTTACTACCTTTCATAATGTCTATCAATGCAAAACAAGGAGGCATATGTCCTCCAGGAGAACAAATCATAAACTGTAATTTTTTCTTCTTCTTTTTTTCTGTATTTTGTTTTAATACAAATTCAATTGCCTCTTTACAACTATCTGAATCTACATCTCCCATAAACAAAAATATTCCTGAAGCATAAAGATCAGCTTCCATCATAGGCATAGGCATTTTTGGCATACCATCATTTAAATCACTCATTATTTTAAATACTCCTTTACTAGTTCTATAAATTTCTCTGCATCTACTACTACTAATGGACCCACTCCATTCTTCTTTATTACAATCACGGGTTCATAAATTCCTTTATTTGCATTAGCTTGATCCCAAGCTTGCCAAATATTTAACCTCTCTTGATTCTTACACTCAATTGAATATGGAAACTTATTACGAGCAGCCTTAGACATTATCAAATCTTCACCGCCCGCTCCCATACTACGAGATTCTATATCTTCTGGATCAATATCAAGCTTCTCTATTAGAAGCTTCATAAACTGCTGTTGTAATCTACGTCCTTTAGCTTTCCTGCTCTGCGTTCTCATCATCATTTTCCCAATCTAACATTTCTATAGGTTCACCACAAAATGGACAAAATTCTGGCACCATCAAATTATCAGCAATATCCATATCTGTTTCTATTCTATATTCGGCTCCACAATTTTCACATTCAAACAAACCCCCAGTATCTTCCATTTTAACCCACCGACGTTAAGTCTACTATTTCACATGCACCATCAGCACTACAAGCCAATTCTTGACTGCCAGCTGTCATATCTTGTTTTTCATAATCAGTTAATTTTGACCAATCAACATTATTTGGCATTTTCTTTACTAATGCATCGTACTCAGCCTTACTACAATCTTGATATGGTGCCTGTCTATATGTATGGTCTGCAAAAGGTAAAAATGAAACACCTGACATCTTATCAAAATTTTCATATACCCAAGCCCCCACTTCCATCCATTCATCTTCTTTAACTGATACTGTAATAGATGGTTTATGTTCACACCAATTATCTTGATATATTTTCCATAATTCAAGATGTTCAATTGCAGTCATATCTTTCCTATATATACCGTTCTTTGGACCCTTAATAGGAAAAGAAAATACCCATGTATGTTGTGGTTTAGTTACATCATCTTCATGTGGAAATTCAGCCTCTTGCATCATTTTTGCAAGAGGATCTTTTTTATCTGCCCGTACTGTCCGAACATAATAAGGATTATGTCGTGCATGAATCCCAGAAGCGGTATCTGTCAACTGTGATACAGTACCAGATGGCTTTACACAAGTTATAGCTGCTGATGCATTGATATTAAGTTTCTTTGCCCACTCTCTATTTGTATCTATAGCTACTTTCTTTAACTTTTGGAGAAGTATTGATAAATCACCATTACCATGATTTGTCAATTCACAGTCCATAATGCCTGTCATTGATACACCTAGAAGCCTCTCTTCCTCACAATTCTCCTGCCACCTTTTATTAATATATTTAAAATTCGTAAGCGTTGACTGCATAGTACCCAATATCGTTGCAATTTTAACCTTCTCTTTTAATGTTTCTTCTGTATCATTTTCACGAATTACTATTTCCGTAAGATTACAAAATTCACGATCCCGGAGAATTATTTCCGAACACGGGTTGGTCCCAAAATCAAAATCTGGATCTCGCCTACCATTATTTGCAGCCTGTGTTTTTGAAGCAGAACGATTAAACATTCCACGTTCTCCAGACTTAGATTCATACAAAGATTGCCACTCAGTCATAAAAATTCCCATGTCAGGCTTTTCAGTGTAACAAGCAGAATTGTTTGCTAGTGCTCTCTGTTGATTAGATTCCCACCAACGTCCCGACTTAGCCAACCTCATACGATCATCTGACAAATTTGATAAACTAATCAATGCAGAACGACGAACGCCACCTACCACAACTACTTCAGCTATTTTACAACAAATATCATGGCTCTCTAATGAAGTTAATTTTCGGCCTGCAGCTCCTTTAAATATATTTACGCAAAAATGAAACAAATCTTCTAAAGGTTCTGGCCCAGATGCTCGTCCACCAAATGTCTTGAGAGGAGAACCTGAAGAACGTATTCGTGAAAGATTCCATTGTGGAATTTGGCCAGCCATCAAAAGATGTATCAATTCCCTTAAAGCTTTAGCCCAACCCAATTTAGAATCTGATACCATAATAACTGTATCTGTATCATGGAATTCATCATTGATAATAGGCAACTCGGTTACATACTGACGTTCTACACTAAACCCTACTCCAGTACCATTCATTAATACATACAATAATTCATCAAATGCACGGAGACTATCTACCGCAATATATGAACAATTATACCCAGCAACATTCTCTCTCTTTAATGCCTCGCCAGCGGTCATAAGGCAACGCATTGATGGCATAACTTTTAAATTTAATACTGCCTCTTTTAATGGTTCTAATGTTTTAAGTGTTGCATTAAAATCACAATGTTCTTTCAAATGTTCTTTAAAGAAATCAAAATACCGATCTACCGTTTCTTCCCACGTTTCTCGTCTATTATCTTCATATCTATATCGTGAATATCTGGATAAATGTATATATTGCTGGTATTCTGTCGGTAAGCTCATAAGGATTCCTTAAATTCGGTTCCAGGCTGACAATTTAGCTTTCGCTGTCAACCCAGAAAATGTATTATTGTTTATTGTTTCTTGAATATCTTTATGGCCTGCAAGGACCATATCGTTTATATCTTTTTGTGTGATAATATCTGGCCAAATCACTAGTGCATAATATCTATCAATTAATCTTTCCATTCTCTTTACTATCTCTCTTGACCTAGGTTCGTTATCCAATATTATCGTCATACCTTCACCTGTAAAAGGAAGGTGTTCAAAATCTGCACCAGCCACCGCTAGACAATTATCTACAAAATAAGAGTCTATCGGTCCTTCAACAACATAGAACCTTCTAGAGAAATCTATCCTATCCAAGCCAAATATTTTTGGCTTGTCCTCAAATTTTACAGTAAGGTATTTTGGAGTTTCTTTACCAAAAGCTCGACCTTGAGCTGCAAACACTTCACCGGTTTCATCACGAAAGGGGATAACCAATCGGGGGTGGTCTTGTTTACTAGATATCTTTGCCCAACTAAAAAATTCAGAACAAAGGTATAGGTCATTATAAAACTCCTCTGGGATTTGTCTAGACTCTACAAACTGTCTCGCTGGATGACTACCGTTAAGTTTATTTATCGGAGTTAAATCCTCTAGTTTTGGATCTCTCTTTTTAAACTTTGGTGTTTCAAAAACCATAACAGGTTCTTCATTATTACCAACAAAACGTTCTCTAACATATTCCTTATACATATCAATATCAACGAACTCTATAACTTTTCCTACAGTTGTACCCTTATCACAATTATGACAACGATAAAGCATTGTATCAGCTTTACGATAAAAATAGCCACGAGCCTTATTTCTGAATTTTACAGAATCCCCACAATATGGGCATCTGAAGTTATACAAGTAATCCCGCAATTTCTTAAATTTATCAAGCTTTGAGGAAAGCAAGTGGATAAACTTTAAATCAATATGTATCATCTATATCAGCTTAACACATATTTGACCTTATGTCAAGAAAAAGGTTTTAGCGAAAAAACCACCTAAGAAAAAAAGCCGGGCTTTTCTATTTTTGCAGCTAG